CTACAACAATAAACGAATTAAGGTAAAACTAAAAGGACTTAGTCCTGTGCAATACAGAACTAAATCCTTCGGATAAATTATTTGTCTAACTGTTTGGGGGCAGTACAAAAGCACTCAATATTATGCGTTTTCTCATGAAAAAATTCTCTTTTCATACTCATTTAAAATCAAAAAGGGAATTTATCGTTTTACGGACATGTATATTACAGATTTCTATAGGTCGTATATAGACAGGATATTATCGCTTAGAAGTTTTCCTTTTTGACACCAATCAGTAATTTAGTTCTCAGGAATTAATGGCAGTGCTTTTCGTACATAGTTTCATAACTACAGTATAGCATAGTATATCACTTTATAGTTTTCACTATTGATGAACTGCTTGAGCTGCTGTGATGAGGGTCAACTTGTAAACATCATCTGCATTACATCCACGAGAAAGATCATTAACTGGCTTGTTTAAACCTTGCAAAACAGGTCCTACAGCCGCAAAGCCACCCAGGCGTTCAGCCATCTTGTAACCGATATTTCCTGCCTCGATACCTGGGAAGATGAAGACATTTGCTTGACCAGCTACCGTACTTCCAGGAGCTTTCAGAGCTGCAGTTTCAGGAACAAAGGCTGCATCAAATTGCAACTCACCATCGATTTCAAGGTCAGGACGCAAGTCGTGAGCAATTTTAGTTGCTTCAACGACCTTATCAACGCTTTCACCAAACCCTGAACCTTTAGTAGAATAGCTCAACATGGCAATTTTAGGTTCGATGCCAAACATCTTAGCTGTGATTGCTGAGTTGATGGCAATTTCAGCCAAGGCTTCTGCATCTGGATTGATGTTAATGGCACAGTCTCCAAATAGGTAACGTTCCGTACCACGAACCATGAGGAAGGCTCCTGAAGTACGAGTTACATTTGGACGAGTTTTGATGATTTGTAGAGCTGGACGAACTGTTGAAGCTGTTGAGTGAATCGCTCCTGACACCATTCCATCAACCAAGCCCAAGTAAACCAACATCACACCAAAGTAGTTGACATCTTCAACCAAAACCTTGCGTACATCTTCTTCAGTCATTTTGCCCTTGCGACGCTCCACCAAGGCAGAAACCATTTCTTCAAATTGAGGATAATGTTGAGGGTCGATGACCTCATAACCATCCATGATTCCTTCAATTTCAAGATAAATTTTAATTTTTTCAGGATTTCCAAGCAAAACAGGAATCACTTCTGTTTCTTTTACTAAGCGTTTTGTTGCTTGAAGAATACGAGGCTCTTCCCCTTCAGGGAGAACGATACGAGCATTTTTACCAACAAGGTTGGCTTTGAGACTTTCAAAAACTTCCATGAGTTTTCTCCTTTAAGATAATAATTATACTCTGAGACAGTTTTTATAGAGTATTAGTTGATAACTGGGTAATAAGGTTACTGAAATCATCCGGCAAGGGACTTTCTAACTGCAAGTCTTGCTCTAAAAATGGATGATAAAAGGATAGGTAATGGCAATGCAGAGCCTGACGTTGAATACCGTCTTCCAGACTACCACCATACAAATCATCTCCCAGCAAAGGAAAACCGATATGAGAAAAATGGACTCGGATTTGATGGGTTCGACCAGTGTGCAGGTGAATATAGACCAAGTGAATATTTCCATAAGAAGCTACAATCTTGTATGAAGTATGGGCATACTTTCCGCCTTTAGCCACTCGTCTGGTAATAATGGAATCTTCATCACGCGCAATCGGAGCAATAATTTCCCCTTCTGGCTCCAAATGTCCATCTCCCTTAACCAAAGCAAAGTAGCGTTTCTCGATAGATTTCTTCTGCAACTGCTTGTCTAATCGTGCATGGGCATAACCGTGCTTGGCAAAGAGCATCAAGCCAGAAGTGTCCCTATCTAGTCTGGTAACAATGTGAACCTGCTGATTTTCATAATTTTGCTTGACATAGTAACCCTTGATAAAATTGGCAATGGTATTAGAGTGATTGACACTAGGAATAGAAGCCACTCCATAGGGTTTATTCAAGACTAGAAAGTGGTCATCCTCATAGAGAATATCTAATGGATGCTCAATAGCCTCCAAGGTTTCAAAGCCTTCCTCAGCGGGAATGTAAATGGTAACGTAGTCTCCAACGTCCAATAGATACGTTGCATTTTGCGGTTGATTATTGACCAGAATAGCTCCACCTCGAAACTTAATCTTAGCCAGCAATCCCTTAGAAACCTCGTGCTTTTTTAAAAAGGTCTTAACCTTGACATGTTCATCTGCGATAAATTCAAACCTCATTCATCCACCTCACCGATAAAGGCATCCTTAACACGGTTCCAGAAACTGGTATGGCTAGGAGTCGCGACAAAGTGAATCTTATGATGGTCGATTTGATACTCAATACGCTCAATATTACGGAAAGAATAAACGCTATTGTCAACCGAAATAGTATGATAATCGTTTCTTGTTGGAATAAGTTCAATCTTATCCTTCTTAGGCACAATAATGGAAGAGCCCAGTGTTCGATAAACACGATTATTAAGGCTGGCAATTTCCGTTAATTGCAAAGCTTCAATGGTAGGGTGTAAAACAGCACCGCCAAGAGACTTGTTATAGGCAGTACTACCAGTCGGTGTCGAAACTGTTAGCCCGTCTCCACGAAAACGTTCAAAGGGAACACCATTTATTACAATATCTGCCACCATGGTTCGATCAGACCTGCGGATGCTGGCTTCGTTGAGTGCTCTGAAAATCTTAACTTCACCATTTTCAAGAAAGACCTTCACATTCAGAACAGGGTAAGAAACCCTTGCCCCAGTATCTAGCTGCAAATTAGTCACTAGCTTGTCCAACTCAAAATCACGATAATCTGTATAGAAGCCCAAATGTCCAGTATGAAGACCGATAAAGCGGACCTTGTCAAGCTGATTTTCGTACTTATGAAAGGCCGACAAGAGCATACCATCCCCGCCAATGGAAATGACAATATCCGGATTGGTATCATTGAGTATAAACTGATTTCTCTTCAAACGATCTCGCAATTCATACAAAACCCTTTGACTCTGCGGTTTTCTATTGGCTATCAGATCAATTCGTTTACCTGTATTCTTCATCTGTATCGTCACTGTTTCCTACACCGTCATTTAATTTTCTACTCAAAGGATCAAAAAGTGCCTGGGCTTCTTGGATATCATCACGAATTTCACCCATTTCTTCATCCAACTGATGGGCGATTCTAGCTGTAATTTCCAGTCGCTTCTTAATCTCATCTGGGAAATCCCCTTGGTACTTGTAGTTGAGAGAATGTTCTATCGTTGCCCAGAAATTCATGGCCAAAGTACGAATTTGAATTTCTGCCAAAATAGTCTTAGCTCCATTGATGGTATCAACCGTATATTCTACTACCACATGATAGGAACGATAGCCTGATGCTTTTCTATGAGTAATGTAATCTCGCTCCTGTATGATTCGCATATCCTGACGCTTGTGCAAAATATCCACTACTTCCTTGACGTCATCTACAAACTGAACCATCACACGTAAGCCAGCAATATCCTGCAAATCGTGTTCCAAGGTCGCATAAGTAATGCCACGACGAGCCATTTTTTCTTTGATGCTCTCAATTGGCTTGACTCGACCGGTCACAAACTCAATTGGAGAATGCTTATTTTGCTTACGATATTGCTTACGAATACCACGAAGTTTAATCTTTAACTCACCAACAGCTTGAATGTAAGGATCTAGAAATTCTTCCCATTCTAAGGTCATATATTCTCCCTTGTTCTCATATTATCCGTCAAAAATATCTTTGATTTTTTCTCCAGATTCATATACAATAAATACAATGCTTATTATACCATAAGTGAAAAACGTTTACAAATAGTTATCATCACTTGTAAATAGTTGAGTTTTTACTTATTTTTCGTTAAAATCATTTACACTAATTTCCATCGTTTTTTTAAATCGTATTCATCTTCGTATTCATTTTTGCCCGTATAGTTGAGAAGGTTTTAATTTAATTCTAATAGTTTACAAAAGGATCAGTGACTAATTTCACTGTTTTTATTTTTGCAAAACACCGTTTTTGACAATAATCAAAAAATAAAAAGGAGCTATTATTAACAAAATGGCATTTTTGACAATAATGCTCTTCCATTCCTCCTCCCTATTCTTCATATAAACGCTTTTTTGAAGAATCAGAGCAAATAAAAAACCGCAAGCCTGAGCCTGCGGTGAAAGAACAATTTAGAAAGTTTCCTTTCTATTTATTTAACTGTAATCAAGCCATCTGGCTCTACTGTGAACTCTGGCTTGTCTGCCAGTGTTCCGTCTGGTTTGAGGTAGTACCAGCCTGTTCCGTCCGCTGACTGGATAAAGGCATTTGATACCATGGCGCCTTCTTTAGCGTCTAAGTAGTACCAAGTGTCCTTGTACTTGACCCAGCCTGTCTTCATGGCACCTTCTACATCAAAATAGTACCACTTCTCAGCGATTTTCTTCCAGCCTGTAGCCATTTCGCCTGATTGGTCAAAGTAGTACCAATTACCGTCTGTGTGCTTCTTCCAGCGGTCTGAAAGCATATAGCCTGAGCCATCGAAATAATACCAGGTACCGTTGATTTTCTCAAACTTATCTTTTGGATAAGAGCCGTCTGAGTGGTTGTTTGGTTGGTTATTGGTACAGTATTCATGCGTCTTGATACCTGCCAAGTCGTCTGTATCAAGAGTCTTCGGCAAGCCTGCTTCGTCCGCTAGATTGCGTAGCAATTCGATATAGAGGCGATAGTCAGCCATAAACTCTTCCTTAGTTGAATGGCTTTCAATCAGTTCAACCGCTGCGTAACTCTCAGTATTCCAACCGCCCCCAACATCCCAACTTCCGTTGTTCACAGGACCTACTTGCATGACACGGCCATTTCCGACAACATGTGAAAAGAACCCTAGTTCAGGGTCCTTTCTATAGTGGTAATCAGCCTCATTTTGAGCTGTTGAGTTACGGTTGCCTGTTGAGTGGGCGTGTACTTGTCGATAAGGCTGCACCCCAACCTGGGGCAAGCCTGTTCGTAGTCTGTTTCTATCGATATCCATTCCCTATCCTATCGTCCTTTCCATGCGTCATTCATCTGCTTCACTGCTGACTCTACGAAGGTGTCTAAGTCTTTGTCAGTCATGCTAATATTGTATTTTGTAAGCTCAGCACGGACTTTAGCGCGAGCCTGTGCCAGTTTTTCATCTCCCTTGTAGCCAGTTTCAGCAGCTACCTGCTCCACGGCATTAACTGCGTTCTTGGCCAAGATTTCAACAATCTTGATAGTCTTTTCTCCACCTTTTTTGACGAGGTATTCCTTGACTGCCCTAACTACCACCCCTGCCAAAATGACTAGGATGCTGATTGCTCCATTAGTAATGATTTCAGTAATTTGTTGCATTTGTTATTCTCCTTTTTCGATTTCTTCCATGCGGTCGTTCATGCGAACCATTTCTTTTTGAATGTCTCCGACCGCGTGAGTGATTGTGGTTAATTCTGTAGTGGTCTTTTCTAGGTGAGTCATCAAACGCTCTTCTCGTCTATTAGAGTCGGCCTTTGATTGCTCGTGCAAATCCATAATCTTCTTCTCTCGCTTGTCCGAAGTCTTGATAAGATATCGAATGATAATAAAAAAAAGCAAGATAAACAAAATCGCCCAAGCTACCTGACTTTGAGCGATTTTTTCAGCTTCTTCAATTGGCATACAACCTCCTATTCTTTAGGTTCTACCGTTGGAACCGTCCAGTCAGGATTGCCCTCTGCATCAAATTTCATGATATAGAATTCATGATTCAACAGAACGGCTACGTTGATTGTTGCGATTGTACCACCCCACTGGTTGAACGCCCAAACGGTTTCAACATCCTTGATTTGGCGACGGCCATTTACGATCACAGGACGTTTTTGAACGTCACGATACATATAGAAGTCATCGCTTACATTCTTGCAACGAATGAACTCTCCATTTTCTTTCATGTAGCGCAAAGCACTCGCAAGATCAAATGGTTCTGTGATTTTTGTAAGGTCTAGTAAGTTATCTGTGTTTTGATTTGTTTCTGCCATGTCTATTCTCCTTTGTCTGCTGGTTTAGTTTGTTCATCAAGCAGAGCTTCCAGCTCATCCACTCGTGCTTGAAGTCTTTGATTCTCTTCCCTTTGCTCATCCAACTGAATACTCAAGATATTACTTGTAATCATCGAATTTGTTGAAGTTGTTGATATTTCACTAATTGTCATTCGTAAGGCTTGGTTAAGCTGTTCTGTGTTCATTTTCTAAGTTCTCCAATCTGTGTGTTCGTTTTCTATTTTCAAGAGCAAGCTCCTGAATTGCTTTAAGTGCGATATTGGTCAACATGTTGTTATTCATGCTATTGTTTTCTCCATTTTTTCTATTTTTTGATTTAATTCTTGAATAGCCTTGATTAAGTAAGGAACTAAAGCGGTATAGTCTATATGTAGATAGCCATCTGGATTCTCAGGATCTCGTGAGACAATTCTTGGAACGATGGTTTCAGCCTCTTGAGCTATTAGACCAATCTCCTCATGTTTCTTATTTTCGATGAAATCAAATGCAACCATTCTTAATCTGTTGATTTTGTCCAAGGCTTTCACAGCTGTATCTGTGATGTTCTCTTTTAAGCGTCTGTCTGATTTTTGTTCCATCCAATACTTCACGCTACCGCTACCGACCTGATTCCACCAAACAACCGCATTCCTTCCGCCTTTGGGATTCCAACCATCACCAAGCACATCTTTACTTCCAAGTTCGATACCATTTGAAAACACAGGAGAACGAGAAAAAGTAGTATTCCCATAGAAGTTTGCTCTCGATGAATTCGAAAAATCCACTTGATCATAAAAACCGACTTCATTCCTACAGTACATTTTCCCATCAGTATTGACGTTCCATGCTTTAGGTCCGGCATAGTTCCAATTATTTCCCCAGTTCGCCCAGAAGGCTGTCCGGACTCCATGCCCGGCACCATTCCCCATACCAACAGAGAACTGATTGACACCTGAAATCCAGCGACCGCCACCCTGGTCAAATTGACCAAGTGTGAATCCACCAATTCGGCCTTGATAGGCTTCTAGGAAGGTTGAACTAGAAATGACGGACTCAACCTTAGTAGAGAAGATACGTTTAGATGTCAGTTGGTCAATAAAAGCGTCATTTGCAGTCATTTTTCTAATAAACGCATCATCAAATCTCACTTTCTCGGCCGTGACCGCTTCAGCGTCTAATATCGTAGTCGTGACCGAACCAGCTTCAAAATTGCCCGTTTTGAGCTTATCAACCATGGCAGACTTGATGACTGCTCTGTCAATCAGGGTCTCGCCTGTTATATGGGTTAATTTCCCAACGAAGCGGTTATGTCCATTGGCGCCAAGATTGATTCCAGAGATGATATCTCCAGCCGAGTTGATGTTTTCAACTGCCCATGAGCCAGCTAGTTGAGTCATTTTTGTTTGCGTTGCTTCAAGCTTCTTATTCGCATCTGCGACTGCATCTTCTGGATGTGGTTGCCATGTTCTAGGTTTATAACCTTTGTACAAGTCAACTTCTGTAATATACAAATCAGCTGTTCCTGATGATGAGCCATTGTTATCAAAACGAATGTAAGCATTATCCATTTCTCCGGAATTAAAAGTTACTGAGACATCTTCGCATCTAGAGGTAGATAGTTTCTTGCTGCTAACAACTTTCTTAACGATTGTGAATCCATCGCTCTCGCCTGCTCTTCGTCCCAAAATATAAACATCATAGCTTGCTAGAGCACTGTTGTTAAATCCTCTAAAATTCAGTACATAGTCAGTATTTCGTTCAAGATTAAAACGGTGACTATACAAAAAGTTTTCGTTTTTAGTTGCATTACTTAAACGCATAAGGTCTTTCTGCCCGTTGTGATAAAAGCTATGCTTAACCAATCTTCCTAAATTTTGAGTTGAGCCCCATTCATTCGTAGCATTTTTAAAATCACTATTCTTAATGAGGTTAGGGCCGCTTACACTATATTTCCCAACCTCAACCTGAAACAGTTGATTGGTCAGAGCCATGCGAGCAACCTTATCCGCAATTCCATTTTCAGTATTGCCCAAAATCCGCTCGTAAAGTTTACTGGTTTCCTTAACACGCTGGAAGTCAGTAGTCTCTACTTTTCGCGCTAGTTGATTGGTCACATTCGCAAATTGACTATCAGCATTCGCTTTGTTTGCAGAAACCTGATCAGATATTCTACCCATTTGTCGTTCAGCATTATCCTTGTTTGTAGCGACCTGAGTCTTTAAATTTGAAATCTGATTATCTGCGCCTTGTTTGTTACTGTTTATCCGATTTGAAAGATTTGAAATCTGAGTAGTGGTTCCTTGCTCACTGCTTGTAAGTCTATTTGATAGACCACTGATTTGACCGCCCACATCTTGCTTATAAGTAGTTATCTGACTTGAAATATCCGTGAACTTACCATCTACAGATTGACGATAGCTAGCAATTTGACTAGCGATGTCTTTATTCGCACTAGTTTTAACAGCTTCAATCCTCTGATTGATACCCTTAACATCTTCTTGATAAGTAGCCTTACCAACGAAATCACGATTGACCAGCTCACGGACTGCTGTCGCTTGTCTCGTGCTCTCCTCACGAGTATAGCGCTGTAGGGCTTCCTGTCGCTGACCGTCTTTATTTACATATTCCTGAATAGCTGATAAGTCGGTTCGCAAGCCCTGAGCTGTCCGCTCAAAGGTAGCCTTAGCTTCAGTGATGAGACCATTAGCGTCCTCAGGCGCAGGACTCCAGTCCGTCGCCACACTACCGATTTCAACCTTGATTCCTGTTACCCAAGCTGTACCGCTTGTAGCACCTTCAAGATTGAATCGCAATGATGTCTTCAATTGATCAAAATTTGTTTTTTCAGAGTAGTCATAAGTGAATGTAATATATTTCCAATCTGCCGAACCTTTATACATACCAAGCGTAGCATAATCTGGACCACTCTGTACTCCGGTCTCACTATTTTTTCTAAAAAGATAATGTTTGAAGCAATTAAATACATTCCAAAAATTTCGACCTTGGACTACATTTTCGTACTTGATCCAAGCGCTAAAAGTAACTTTTTGGTACAACCTTGAGCTGAAATCTGGTTCAAGGTTGAACGTTAAAGTAGAGTTGTTCTCTAGCCTATAGCATTCTTTTTGACCTGTGACGTGGTTTTCAGGTAATTTTTCAATTACAGCTCCAACCGTCTTGGATTTTATCCATAGATTCCGGCCTCCCACCTTCATTTTTGAAAATTCTTCACGCAATTTCCCGGATTCAGATACAACTAAAGTCTTATCTGCTTTATCCTTGGTTGCATTCAGGATTTCCTGACGAATAGAGCCGGCTCGCACCTCAAATTCAGCCTGACTCAACTTCTGATTTAGCTTGTTCTGCGTGTCTGTCTCAAGACTCTTCACCGACTGCCTAATATTCTCAGCAGTCACATTGAGTGAGCTGATATCGGCTTTGGTTCTAAGGCCTTCAGTCAGACGATTCACACCAGCTTCGAGCGAGTTGGCTCGTTGTTTGAAGGTCGATTCAACTGTTGAAATCTGACCTTCTATATCTTCAGGAGCTTCGCTGTAATCAGTCGCTAACGTTCCTGATTCGATTTTCGGAGCGCATATTTCGATAATTCCTGCGCCAGATTGTCCAAATTGAATTGAATTTTCAATTGCATCAGCAGTAAATGTAAATGAATATTTTTGCCAATTTTTATGAGAGATGGATTTCTGAAATTTGCGATTTAAATCGGTATTATTTGCCCACGAACGAAATAGCAAGTTCACGTTTGCATTTGGGCTATCGCTAGCAACCCTTGCATAACAAGAAATCGTGTACTTTTCACCAATTCGCAATCTAACAAGTTGAGTTAAATCTTTATTTCCACCATTCGTATTTTCAATAACACGAATCATGTTTTTTATCATTTTTTTGGGAGGATCCAAAACTTCTACGCTAATCGCTCGCCCGTTTCCTCCGCTTGCACTCATCCAACATCCTTTTGAACGATCGCCAATCAACAAACTCGCAGTATTACGCAAGAGGTTGATTCCTCCGACCTGCACACTCGCTATCTTACTAGAGAGCTCCTCAGCTGTCTGCGTAAGTTCTGACTTGCTGGCTTTATCCTTGGTTGCGTTCAGGATTTCTTGACGGATAGAGCCAGCTCGCACCTCAAATTCAGCCTGACTCAACTTCTGATTTAGTTTGTTCTGCGTATCTGTCTCAAGACTCTTCACAGATTGCCGGATATTTTCAGCAGTCACATTGAGTGCGCTGATATCCACTTTGGTTCTAAGGCCTTCAGTCAGACGGCTTACACCAGCTTCGAGTGAATCAGCACGCTGTTTGAAGGTCGATTCAACTGTTGAAATCTGACCTTCTATATCTTCAGGAGCTTCTGAATAAGAAGTATCTACATCGCTTATTTCGAACTTCGGCATCCAAATCCAAACGGTTCCTTCTTGGTTGAAATTGAACAACCATTCATTTGTGGTCCGCTTGGATTCGTTTGTCCAACCTTTTGGAATATGGACAACATATCGTTTAATTTCTGTCGACAATGTCACATTTCCAGTTTTATATCCGATATTCCCTAATCGAGATCTTAGCATTATTCCATTTTTATTTGCCTTAGCATAAAAACTAATGGTTACATCTTGATTAGTCGTACTTCCGGGAATTACTTTCCCGAATTGACCCAGAGCTGGATAAGTAACCTTGGGATTACCTCCATCACGGCCAGATGGATTCAGACCTATAATTTTAAGAGCCTTGTGTCCAAGATACTTACTTTCGCTATCGATAGTAGCCGTATATGTACTCGTTGTCCAAATTCCTGTTTTTGAAATATCCTGCTTGAATAGTGAACTCAAGAATAGATTTCGACCGGATGCCTGCACACTCGCTATCTTACTAGCTAGCTCATCAGCTGTCTGCGTGAGTTCTGACTTGCTGGCTTTATCTTTGGTTGCGTTCAGGATTTCCTGACGGATAGAGCCAGCTCGCACCTCAAATTCAGCCTGACTCAACTTCTGATTTAGCTTGTTCTGCGTGTCTGTCTCAAGACTCTTCACAGATTGCCGGATATTCTCAGTAGTCACGTTGAGTGCGCTGATATCCGCTTTAGTTCTAAGCCCTTCAGTCAAGCTTCTTACACCAGCGTCGAGCGAGTTGGCTCGTTGTTTAAAGGTCGATTCAACTGTTGAAATCTGACCTTCTATATCTTCAAGAGCTTCTTTTGAGCTTGTTGCCAAACTTCCGTCTTCCAGCTGGGGTGCAAGAACATCTAAATATTCTCCGACCTCAGCATTTACGAGATACACATAGCCAATTGATGCGACTCCAGCCCTATTTCTAGCGCTAGTAAACGATAGCTTTGTCCAATTTTCATCCTTTAATGTAAAGATGGGCGAAATACCCGAATTATCATTGGCTTGCCAATAAGTTTGTAGCTTGACCTTTTGACCTCTTCTGCCTTTGACCCAACAAGACATCGTGTATGTGCCTTGCGAGATATAAAATCCATCTTGAGCAATACCTATTTGGTCTCTAGCATTGCTTGAGGTCAATCGTATCGCTTTATCAAAGCCAGTTGCTGGACTGTCTGATACATCAATCGTCTTTGCCGTCCCAGCGCCTGACGGTCTAAAAGTACCTGATGCCCACAAGCCTCTGGCTAGCATCATGCGCTTTGTACCCCGGATATAATTCCTACCCCCGACCTGCACACTCGCTATCTTACTAGAGAGTTCCTCAGCTGTCTGCGTGAGTTCTGACTTGCTGGCTTTATCTTTGGTTGCGTTCAGGATTTCCTGACGGATAGAGCCAGCTCGCACCTCAAATTCAGCCTGACTCAACTTCTGATTTAGTTTGTTCTGCGTGTCTGTCTCAAGGCTCTTCACCGACTGCCGGATATTCTCAGCAGTCACATTGAGTGAGCTGATATCGGCTTTGGTTCTAAGCCCTTCAGTCAGACGGCTTACACCAGCTTCGAGTGAATCAGCACGCTGTTTGAAGGTCGATTCAACTGTTGAAATCTGACCTTCTATATCTTCAGGAGCTTCTGAATAAGAAGTATCTACATCGCTTATTTCAAACTTCGGCATCCAAATCCAAATGGTTCCTTCCTGGTTGAAATTGAACAACCATTCATTTGTGGTCTGCTTGGATTCGTTTGTCCAACCTTTTGGAATATGGACAACATATCGTTTAATTTCTGTCGACAATGTCACATTTCCAGTTTTATATCCGATATTCCCTAATCGAGATCTTAGCATTATTCCATTTTTATTTGCCTTAGCATAAAAACTAATGGTTACATCTTGATTAGTCGTACTTCCGGGAATTACTTTCCCGAATTGACCCAGAGCTGGATAAGTAACCTTGGGATTACCTCCATCACGGCCAGATGGATTCAGACCTATAATTTTAAGAGCCTTGTGTCCAAGATACTTACTTTCGCTATCGATAGTAGCCGTATATGTACTCGTTGTCCAAATTCCTGTTTTTGAAATATCCTGCTTGAATAGTGAATTCAAGAATAGATTTCGACCGGATGCCTGCACACTCGCAATCCGACTAGCTAGCTCCTCAGCTGTCTGCGTGAGTTCTGACTTGCTGGCTTTACCATTAGCCAAGTTGGTCAGTTCTGACAGTCTACGAGTCGTCGTCTCCTCATACGTCGCTTGCGCTGACTTCACGCCAGCCAGTTCATTTTTAGTCCGGCTAAGTGCTTCAACTTGCTTGGCAATCTCAGCTTCAGCCTGTGCTTGCTTCGGTCGAATATCGTTTGCGATAGTTCGTTTTAGAACATCCAAGTCACCTGACAGAGCCGTTTGTGCGCTCGTAGTCTGCGACTTAAACGCTTCAAGTCTAGCGACAGAATCCAGCTCAATCCGCTTAGCTTCCTGTGCAAACAGGGTACTTGCGCCAGCCAGTTCATTCTTAGTCCGGCTAAGTGCTTCAACTTGCTTGGCAATCTCAGTTTCAGCCTGTGCTTGCTTCGGTCGAATATCATTCACGATAGTCCGTTTCAGAGCGTCCAAGTCACCTGACAGAGCCGTTTGTGCGCTCGTAGTCTGCGACTTAAACGCTTCAAGTCTAGCGACAGAATCCAGCCCAATCCGCTTAGCTTCCTGTGCAAGCAGGGTACTTGCACCAGCATTTCGCAAAGCTTCCTCAGCCTTGCGCTTAGTTTCTTTCAATGGCCCGTTGTCAAAGCTATTAAAGCGCTGATTGATAGTGTCAGACAGTTCTCTCTTGACTTCTTCAGCTCTTGCTCTTGCAAGTTCAATACCATCAGAAATTTCCTGTCTAAGCAATCCAGCCTTATGATCAAAGTCTAAGTCAGCATTTTGAAGAGCCTTTTCAAGGGCGATTTCTTGTGCAGATTCTGTTACTCCAAGGATGGCATCCGCTGCGCTAGATAAGCCACCAGAAGCTCTAGAACCACCAATACCTGCCTTATCATCGAAAGTCAGAGAGATGTATTCTTCTTTTAAGGCATCGAACTCATAAGCAATAGCTTTCTTGAATGCATCGACATTATGTTTCCAGCTCTTGAGATTGACCGTGTCGCCCATATGGACCACTTGCCCATCAAGTTCATAAGCTTCAATCTTGATAGCATCAGAGACCTTGTCAATTCCCTCATTTGAGAACTTAGACTGTGCCCACTTCTGCAACTCTTCAACAGTTTTAGCATTGTTGTTCTCATACTCTTTTTCATTGATATAAGGGTATGAGTTGATAAGAGGACTATCAACAGTCACTCTGATAGTCGTTTCTTTTTCAGCACCTTCAGGTTTAAAAGTCGACTTTGCGTGAATTCTTGTGACAACATTCTGACTGTTTTTTGTGCGTTGGTAGTTCTTCAGATTTTTGTGCGTTGTAATAACAACACCACGATTCTCCCCACGACTCTTCTTGACAGTCATCGCAAAGTTATCACGAACCAGCTCGCCTTCCCATGTACCAACAATGCTGTGCTTACCGTCCAGCAATACAGAGTACAGGGTTTCTGTCTCAGTCGTGTTGAATGTCCTACGGTCCTGGATATCACTGTTGAATGAGAAGTCTCCAAGAGCCGTTTTGGTGTTTTGTACCATGCGAGAAAGAGCCATGCCACAACTCTGACTAGTCACACTCATTTGTGTGATAGATCGTTGCATCACATCATCTGAAATGTGATAGGCTGTGATTTCCAGATGGTCATTGTGCTCAACAGGTTTCTTGATACGAAATAGCTGCGCTCCTAAGACAGGAGTCGGAGCCTTTATCAGCATATCTTCTTGGATGAGCTGGTAAATACCAGAATCAGAAATAGGATATTTCACAGTCAAGGTAAAATCGCCATTCATAGTTTCTTTCACAATCGCCGAAGTCGCTTCATGAAGTGGCTCCCCGTTCCATCGAACGGTTCTTACATCTTTATTAAGTAGATAAAGCAATTATGCCCACCCCCAAACCGTTTCGATTTCAATCGATTGAATACCTGGGCCTAAAACAACCCCAATATTCTTAACTTTCGCTGGATCAACTGTGATAAAATCCCCTGACCATTTCACTGGCTTCCCTGTTGTCGTTTTAAAGCTAGGATTGTCAGGATTATTAACCATCACAAGCGACTCAGTGAGTCGTTCAAGACGAATGACCTGACCAGCAATTGTAAATGAAGTCTCAACAGCGCTCTGACCAACGATTGTGATTTTAGGAAAAGCAAGAGCAGAACCTTGCACATTCAGAGTCCCGCTTCTTGTCAATCTCTGAGTATCAGTTGCTTTGAAGTATTTTGTAGGATGGCAAGTGAAGGTCGCTTTGGTCATGTAAAGACCAGATTGTACTTCTTCAAGGTCAGTCACATTGACCTTATAGCACCAGAGACGAGTTGTTTTGACTCGCTCGCTCTCTAACCAGAACTTCTCACGGATAAACAGACTCATAAATTGGTTCATCTGCTCCTCAGTCGGTTTGACTAAGTAAATCGTATAAGATTTCTTGACCAGTTCCCTGTGCTTGTTCGTCTGAACAATTGCCCCACTGACACCACCATGCTCCAAGAGAGTTGTCTTGCTCTCTCCTAGAGCGATTGAAGGAGAGTCATGGACAATGACCTTAAATGGAAAAGACGATGTCCTCACACCGTCAATCACAAGCTCATTATACTTTATCATGTAAACCCTCCTCTCAATTGTCTCCTACGTTGTAATTCGTCAGCAATACGCTGAGCCACCTCATCAGCAATCCGACTGATGTCAGCTTCTTCTCTGACGGTGTTACCAGTAATAGTAATGTTGATGGTTGGTGAAGTTCCACCCATAGTTTGAGCGATACCTCGACCGATGGCTCCAAGCGTTTTGTCGTTAAGTGGCAATACTGCTTCATTCCCAGCTTCACCACCAACCATTATGTTATTACCATTCATTCCAAAGATAGTTGGTTTCGTCATGATACCGCCTTTGGCATACCATTCGATTCCAATACTTGGAACACCTTGACTCAACCAATCTAATGGATTGGCCGAACCACTCACGTAAAAGTGAGGTAGTGGGATATGTGGCCAGCTGATGTTGAAGTTAAACAATCCTTTGATGGCTTCAATAGCTGAAGAAACAGCATCCCTTGCACCATTGATAGCACTTGAAATGGTACTCTTGATACCTTCCCAAACACTTGATACAGTACTAGATATAGCATTTAACACATTTGAGACAGTGTCCTTGATGCTGTTCCAGATATTTGATACAGTTCCTGAAATGCCGTTGAGAATATTTGAAATATAACTCTGGATAGCTGAGAAAATAGTCTGAACAATGCTTTGAATAGCTTGCCATACAGTAGAAAACACTCCCTTGATAGTTTCCCAAGCTCCTGACCAATCACCAGTAATGATCTGCATAACTGCTTGGATAACACCAAGGACAACATTGATTGCAGTCTCAACAACGATCTTGATGATTTCCCAAGTTGTTGTAATGATCAGTTGAATGTTATCCCAGCCAGCTTGGAGCAAGGGGCCAAGTATATCCAGTATTGTACTGATGACCGTATAAATGGCATTCCAGACAGTCTCAGCACTTGTCCTGATAAGTTCCTGGTTCTCCGTCCACCAAGTAACAACCGTTCCAAAGATACTCATGACAAAATTAGAAATCTCTGATACGATTGCATTGATAACTTCAAGAATCGCATTCCAAACGGTCGTGACCGCATCTCGAAAACCTTCGTTAGTTTCCCAGAGATATTTTACAATAACAATAATTGCAGCAACTGCAGCAGCAATTGCAATAGCTGTTCCAATAATTGGCAATGCGGCAATTATCATTTCTCCAATAGATATTTTTAAAAACTCAGCAAGGGCTTGCAACGATAAGAATATGGGGGCTATGACCCCTACAGCAGTCACAACTGTTCCTAAAATAACAACAAAATCTTTTACTGGAGCAGGTAAGGAACTGAACAGCTCAGCTACACCTTTCACAATCGTTGCCAAGGTTTGAAAAACAGGGATCATCATTTCCAGAAGAGGTTGACCTATAGCAGACAATGCATTGGTTCCGGCTTGTTTCAGATTCCCCATCACATTTTCTAAGCCGTCTGATTCTCTTGCAGCCTGTCCAAGTGCTCCTGAAAGTTTATTCCCGTCTTCAACCATCTGAAGCAAGGTCAATTGCTTCTGCGCTTCGCTCAAGTCCTTGAATGACTTTCCGTACAATTTATTTGCAGCTGCATTCCTAGTTGTCTCTGTCGCAGAGATTCCAAGAGCGGCATCGTTAGCAAAGTTTCCCTTCAAAAAAGATTGTAAGCTCTCTGTCACGCTCTCAATAGATTTGTCATAGAAGGCTGCACCGTCTGCTGCTGCCCTAGTTGCACGAGAAGTAAGATCCAAAGCTTCTGCTGTATCCAATCCTGAAGTTTTGGCAAATGAAGCCATCTGAGTGAATGATCCTTGCAATCGCTCTGGGACAATATCCATTTCCTGACCAATAGCATTCAACGCTTCTCTTGCTTGGGTTTCCATATCTCCGAAAACGGTAGTAAATTGAGCATTACTAGCTTGCATTTGAGCAGCTGCTTCTAACGCTTCTTTTCCTACTTCCACAAGCTTTTCTGAAATAGCACTCAACTTCTCACTAAACTGTTGAAGTAGTTCTGCTCTTAAATTTCTTGAGATTTCACTTAAACTTTCTTGAGTGCTATCAGCAGCAGACTTTGTTCCCTTCATCTCATCATTGAGATGATTAAAAGCAGTCTTAGCCTGATTTAGCTCAGATTCCATCTTGTTGGCTTGTGTGGAGTTCTCACCAAATTCTTTTTTAGTGATTTCCAATTGCTGTTCTAGATTTGAAATCTGTTTACTTACAATCTCAGACTGGGCACCAATCTTTTTCTGGGCAAGAGCATTTCTCTCGGCTTCACTAGCATTTGAACCCAAAGCGCTTTCTTGCAGTTTGAATGAACTTGTCACCTTACTCATCTCTGAAGCAAGTTGACTCTGCTCATTCTGCAATTCTTTCAGTTGCGTTTGGTTGCTTTTAGTTGCATTCCCATTCTCAGCAAGCGCCTGGTTCACATTTGCAAGCTTACCCTCATATCCTTTTAGGACGTTTTGAGTAACTTCGACTTCGCGTTGAAAGGCACGGTACTGATCAGCACCGATATCACCATTTTTGAACTGCTGTTCCACCTGAGACTGAGCTTGTCTCAAGGTTTCCAGTTTCTCCTTGGTCGTCGAAACTTGCTTTTGTAAGACCTCTTGTTTCTGAGTCAGGAGCGTTACGTTCCCTGTATCAAATTTCAAGGCCTTGTCAATCTGTCTCAACTCCTGACTTGCATCAGTAGCGGCCTTATTGACATTTTTCAGCGCCTTCTGCAAGGGTTGCGTGTCGCCATCGATTTCAATTTTGATACCTTTGATATTTCCTGCCATATTTCCTCCTTTCTCAAAAAATAGAAAAGCGCTGAGAGAACTTCTACGACTGATAATGCAGTCAGGGCAAGGAACTTGACCTCAGAATCACTCTCTCAACACTCATTTTTTCTTTAAAAACTGTCAAAATCAGCTTGCGTGGCTTTCCGTTCGCCACCCTTATCCTCACTCCGTAAATTCACATAATCCGTCTGATAATCCAGAGCCATTCCGATTGAGATGTGCTTTAGATCATCGATAGACAGACCAGTTTCTTTACAGCAAGATAGATAGGATTCTACTGTGAAGATTTCTTCGCTAGCTGATTCTGACTCATCTGGTGCTTTTTTGTCGTCATGCTCGCATTTAGCATTTCCATCAGCACAGGTCCAACTTCCTGAATCGGGAAGATTTCCATTTCCATGAAGAATTGTTCATAAGGCTTGATTTGAGGATTTGCAGATTTAGCAAAGGTCCAAAAAAGACGGTTGAAAAAGGTCATGTCAAAATCTGACAACATCGAAATATCAATATTAGTCGCTGTCAATTCCTTGTCGGTTTCCAACTTGTTCAATTCATTCATGAATGATTGATTTTTCAACATCGAGAACAAATCTTGAAAATAATCTTTTCCAAATTGTTGCTTGTAAGCAATAGGAGTATAGCCGTTGGTCCCCAACTCATACTCCTGATCACCAACCAAAACGATTTTACGCATAGATCTTCTCCTTAAGCTGCAACTGCAGTAGGTTCATACACTTTCTTGAACCAGTTGTCATACGCATCCTTGTCATCAGCTGATGTGATAGAACGCTTGACAACTGTATCCAATGGACGCGGGCTAGCTTTGAAACTAAGTTCACGTTCGTTGGTTGATGTCCCGTTCTTAGTTTTTGAGCCAAGAGATGGGCGACTGGCAAAACAGTAGTACATCACATAGCGAGTCTTGTTTTTGTCGCCTTCAAACTGGAACATCATTGCGAACTCTGTCAAGCTCGCATCTGCTTTTTCAGTCATAACACCAGTTTGAGGGTCCTTGATTTCACCAAGAATTTTTGTCGCAAATTCATCAATGATGTGTGGGATTTTAAGTTTACCCTCATATCCTTCGTTTGAATTCATGAAATAGTAATCCTTGTTGTCTGCTTTGATAGGGGTTATTTCCCCTTTAGTATCAAGTGTCAGCTCCATTGCTCCAGGAAAACGAAAAACATCGCCGTAAGTGATAACTCCATCTGCTGCAAGTGTCTTGATAGGTGCGATATGTACATTTTCTAGGCCAAAGGTTACTTTATTTTCTTGAGTCATGTCATTCCTCCTTAGTATAGATAGACTGTGTAAGACTTGACATAGAGTCTTTCAGTCTCGATAAATGTTTCTTCTTGAACTTCAAAAAAGAGCTTGTGGTTTGCCCACAGCTCTTCCAGACGTTCTTCCAAATCTTCATCCTTACTCTCAAAAGCCAGCTCAACTGTCACGCTCTTAATCTGATGATTAACCGTGTTGTCAGCTGAATTGATGACTGGACTTGATTCATAATAGACCAGGTAAGGTAGGTCAGGAGCGTTTCCAATTTTAAACGCTCGATAAGTGACAGGCAAGTTTGCCTGTTCCAAAATAGCTGCAAAGTCTGATAGCTTCATTTTCCAATCTCCTTGATTCGCTTCTCAAAGTTTTCTTTAACTTTCTCCTCAACAGGTTTAATATGTGGAAATGCCCGACTACGACCGCCATTTCTCAAAACATGCCCATTTTCTAGTAAGTGAGTTAAACGATAGGTTGGAGCTGCGTTGTAGATGACGTATGACCCCTTAGCATTTTTCTTGAAGCGCCAATTTCTAGCATACTTTCCATGACGTTTTGGACTAGTCGCTTTTAATTCCGTAACGGCTTCGTTTACAACGTCCTCAGCAATCAGGTCAATCTTATCTTCTACCTCAGCAGAGTACTCTGCCATTGCCTTTGCAATTTCATTCGCTAAATCACTTGTTAAGCTCATTTCAACACCTCTGACAAAGTCAACTCTAAAATTTCAGAATCAATAGGATAGGTTTTCAAGATATGATATTGCTTGCCTTCGAACTTCGCAAGCTCTTGATTCTCATACTCAAAATTTCGAATCTCAACGACCAAGCTCGGTTTAAGCCCTACCTGATTCGCCTGATAAAATTCAGAGCGAGTGACCCTCTTTTTGCGACATAAGAGAGTAACTTCAACATCTTCAGAGATTGGTTGTAGTAGTTTATCCTTACCTGTGACTTCCTTAGAGATCAGTGTGATTTCATGATTCCACATTCTTGACCTTTTTCTTTGATGCTATCTGTAAATTATGCAGTCGCCACTGAAGGTGACGTGGCATATCCACCCCACCCTCATAGCGAAAGGCTGCAAAATCAACTACAAACATTTGGTCTTCTGAGCTGTCTAAGTCAAGTAGAACTCCTAAGTTATCTTCTAGTTCTGTTTTGACAGCTTCGATGATTTTCTCCAAAGGCTTATCGCGTAGTTTTGTTGCTATACCCAATTTTAGCTTAAGCAATTCTAATAATTGAACATTGTCCATAACTACTCCTCGTCTCCCTCTTCAGGTTTCCCATCTACTACCTTTGTTTCTTCCTTTTCTACTTCTGTAGTTAATGTGTCATCTTTCGACATATCCTTATCTTCTACATTCATCAAAAAGATAGATCCTGCACTATTTGCCCCATTTAGCAGAGTCTCCGCAAACTCTTTATCAAGTTTGTGCTTAACTCTAGGGTAATTATCCCCAACCTTATAGCAATGTTTCTTTGGGTCTCGTAAGTCCTTAAAAGGACGGATTGCCTTATATACCATTTACTACCTCCTTACAAAACAGCATCTGTATAGGTCACATAAAATCCTGCATCTCCGTCTACTTTTACTACATCAAAACGATTAGCGGTTGCCAAATATTGACCGTAGATTTTGTCATCTTGCCATTTGACAGTAGTCTGCGCACGGTCAAACAATGTCGCAAATTCTCCAACGTCACCGATGAAGGCTTTCAAATCTCCCTTGCTTTCTCCAATGATATCATCTGGATAAACAACAATAACACGACCAGCAAACTTGTAGCCAGTTGGAGATGTGATATCTGTTTGGAGCATGTAGCGACCGTCCTTGTCCTTGATTTTATCAAGAGCAGCGAACATAGATTGAGTACATACGATAGTTGCATTGTAGTATGTTTTCAATTCCACGTTGAGAATATCTTTCAAGCCGTCCAAACCAGCTGCGCTTTTAGATGTAGCTGTCTTGAGAACTTTAGCGATCTCTTTATTCTTAGTGATACGTTCTTGGTTCTTAGTTTGTTTAGCAACCAATCCCATGACATCGTAGTCAGCGTCATCAATAAATTCTTGAGATACTGGCAAATGACCACGACGTGTTTGGATTTCATAGTTCACCTTTGTAAAGGTTGGTTTAGCCAATTCAGGGTTTTCTTCCAACTCTTCAACAGTGTTCATTGCTTGATCAGTCAATTTTACAACTGACCATTTACCGCTTGCGTTCTTGACATTAACGATGTTGACCAATGAAGTCAAATCTGTCTTGTCTTGTTTCGCTTCTTTAGGCGTCATCAATTCAACAGGAATGATTGCTTCCCCTTCGGCAGATTTGAAACCATCAGCACGCGCTTCTTTTGTTCGTAAGTAATGATTAAATGCTTCACGTTGTCCCAATGTCTTTCCTCCTCGTTCTTCCATTTTCCCCGGAGTTGGTGCTTTACGATTTTGCTCTTTGATTTGTTTATCTAACTCATCGATCTCGTTTTCAAGCTGTACTTTTTCAGCTTCTTTTTCTTCAATTTCCCTTTGAAGACCGTCTACAGTCTTTTCAACTGCTAAAACTTCTTCATCATTTTTAGCACGATCCAACTTTTCTAACTCAACAACCGAACGTTTGTTCAATTCTTCGATAGTTTCTTCCAACTCAACTACCTTAGTTGCTTTTGCTCGCATACGAGCACCAAAGATTAATGCCTTATTCATAGCTTAAATTTCTCCTTAATTTCTTTCTTGCGCTTGTCTAGCGCTTCACGATTAGCACGCTTCTGACTTTCGAAGTCTTTTTGTCGTGCAGCAATTTCCGTTTGTGGATAGGCTGGGAAAGTACATGGACTCACTTCAAAGATTTCTAGCTCTAAGACAGTGTCCAAATATGAACCATCTTCACGTTCTTCCGTTTCGATTTTTACCGGGATAAAGCCAAAGCTACACCCTATAACATCTCCACGCTTGACACGGGCATAGGCCCCAACAGCTTGAGGATCATCCTTGTTAATGATGATATCTCCAAAAAGACCAACATCATCAACACCCAGTGTCAGAGTTCCGTTACCTGTTCGACCGAGAACAAGGCTATCATCATGGTTAAATAAAGCTCTGATATCAGCGTCTGTGACAGCTTTCTCAACACCAGCACGCTTGATTACTTCATGATAACCACGCCACAACTCCGTCTCTTCATCAAATTTTATAAAATAGCCACTCAACACCAAGTCTCCAGATTCTTCTTCTCTCGTTTGAAATTGAGTGGCACGATAGCTATTTCGCTTTTGCATTCTCTTCCTCACCTCCCTTCAGTTTATTTTGATCTCCTAGTTTCTCCTGAGGGAGAAAGTTTTCAAGAACAATCAACTCTTCCATCTCAGGATCAGGAGCCATCCCTAGCCAATCCCTCCACTCATTACGACGCATTGCAGCACTGTTTGCCATTTGTTGAGCAACAGCAGACAACTCCGTAATGTTGTAAGAGAAGAGCGAACGAGGATTTAGCTTGAAGTAACGATTGCTAGACAAAAGTAAGTCCCTGGTTAGTGTTTGAGTAATAGTGGTAGCAATACTCATGACAGTCGTATTTACAAAGTTGTTATACTCTGTCTTGTTGAACTCTCCTACACCCAAAATAAAAGCAGGTACTCCTAATAGACCTGCAACTGTTCTTTTATCCAATTCCACAGACTCGTTTAAAGCGATGTCCGTTAGACTAAGCGGTTTTACCTGCTGAATGTCCAGCAATGCCTCTGGAACAATCCATGGAGCGCCAACCCTGCTAGTACTCAAATACTTCTCAGCGATACGCTCACGCCCTTGCTCCGAGTCTAGTTCAGCACTAGACGAGTCTACTTTAACGATAAGACTAGGAATATTCTTCCCGTTCATAAAGCTTTTTTTAGTCTTGGTAGCCATGTTCAAACTTTGAACCACATCTGTCAACGTCACCCTAAAACCAGTACCAATGTATAGAATATCTGGATCTGGATTGATGACGAAGTGGACTACTTCATCAGGGGAATATTCTTCACCCCTAAATGAGATTACATAGGAATCCTTATCTGTTTGGAATGAAACCTCTCTCATCGGAAATGGTCTTAGATTAGAAATATAATCCGTAACAGGTTCATATTCCACATGTAGGACAGAGTTCCCATCGCCATATAAAAGCAAATCGCGCACAATCTTGAAAATCCATGACTTCCTTGTCATGTGTTTACACGGATTGATGTCAATCTTTCTAGCAAGCCCATCACGGATTCTGATATCACCTTTATCTGTATTCTCCATCAAGTGGATGGTCATATTAGAGACCAAATCAGCAATCTTATTAACCGCTGTCACCACATCTGGATTTCTGGCCAAAGGTACATACGAGTCCATCAGGTTTGACAACCCTAAATCTGAATGACTCAGCATGTTGATTGGCTTACTTGGCTTGTTTCGTTTCCAAAACTTTTCAAAAATACCCATGTTTCCTCACCTCCTTTCTAACGAAAAGTATTTTGAAAAAGTGAATCAAAGTGTTTATTTCTTACGATATTCTGACTGACATCAATTACCTGTTTTTCCCATTTTACTGTTTCAGCCATCAAATTTTTCATATGTCTTTGACGAATAGTTACTACTTCCCCGTTTAAAATTACTTTAACTCGCCCTTTGTTGATCAGCAAGTTAATTTCATGTTCTGATAATACTATTTCATTCATAATTCACCTAATCAAAGAATCTCATCACATCACCACCCTTGCCAAGATTAGCAAGAGCCTGTATACAAGCAAAGACGCTGGCATCAAACAAGTCAATCCTTGCAGTCCCACCGTCTCCATCTAATTTCTCATATTGCACAGCATCGTCCACCTTTTCAATTGCTCTAACATTGCTCACACAGTATTCGTAAGCATCAGAATGAAGATAGTAAAATTCTTTATTCTTAACTTTAAACTCAATCCGTCTGAATCCCTCTGATTTCAGATAAAAAAGCTGAGGTTGGTCAATCATCTTGAACCGAGCTTGTTTCATCTTCGTCAAGAACTCACGGCCAAACTTCCTATCCATTCCGACAGCAGCAATCTTGAACCCTTTCTCCCTCATCTTGATGAACCATTTGACGATATCATCATAGAGGACGGTCGGAGTGTTGCTCATCGTCAACCAACCGTCAGACTGCCACCCAAAGAGTGGAATCCCGTCATCATTAGCTTTTTTCTGAGCATTAATCCGAGGGAAGAAAGCATGTGTGATACAGATATCAACGTCTTTCTCACCGTCATGATAGACACCATAGAGAGCAGCAGCTGTTAAGTCGTGCAATCTTGACAAGTCCGCGCCACCATACCAACGAATAGGCAAACGTGCCAGCTCTTCTAAACTCCAATCGTAGCAACTATCCGACGCAATAAACTCATCAGGATTAAAATAAGCGTTCATAGAGTTAGTGAAGATATTCAAGGTCTTATTGAAAAACTCATTTCTTGTCTGAGGATCATTCATAGCCTGCTCTGCTTCTTCCTTGAGAGCCTTGAGCGAAACCGTGACACCCCATGACGGATTAGCCATCTTGAGGATATTCTCGTCCAGATAGTTCACCACGTCCCCATCAGCAGATTGATTAGCCTTGCAGATGAAGATGAAAAATGAATCATCAGTGACTAATTGCTTGAGCACCTTTTGACAGTATTTCAGACGGTTAGCAAGGAACCCGGTAGGAATATCCCCAGCCGTTGAGATAACAAAAAGTATACTGTTTCTGTATGCTGACATTGTTTTTTTCATAAGACCATGTTTCTTACTGTTCCTCATTGTGTGAGCTTCGTCCAAGATGATAACATTTCCGTTCAAAGAGTCCAGACGGCTCTCATCATTCGCTAAAGCCTGTATAAAGAAAGAACCTTCATCACCAAAATTGGCAGTGATAGAATGTTCTTGGTTATTATCCTTGATACGAATGTTCTTATCGTTCCAGCGTTCAACGTTGAATCTTAAAAAACCAAAAGCTTCCATCGCTTGCTTGACTGAGTTAGCAACGATATAGCATTTGGAACCGCTATCTGTATCTAATATCTGATAAGCAAGTGCGATTGCAGCAGTAAACGAGGTCTTTCCATTCTTCCGAGCAAGCATGATAAGCGCTTCTTTGAACCTGCGCTCATTCGTACCCTTGTAGTAAAAACCAAACAGATTAACTACAACGAAATGTTGCCACGGTTGCAAAAGCAATGGCTTGTTACGGATAGATACCGCAAACATATCATCGCCCTGCTGATGAACTATCACGTTCTCGATAAAGTGAATAACAAAATCCACCATATCCACATCCATCTCAAACGCTGGATTTTCTAAATCACGGAAAAAACGTTCAGCAGCAAGAATGTTCTCTTCGCAATGTTCTTCTCGTTGAGTTAAGACGTGTTGAGCGTATTCTTTTGCTTTATCAAGATTACCCATTGCCAGTCACTCGCTTCTTCTTGATTTCGTTCTTGAACTTCAGGATCTCAGTAAGAACTGACTCACCCTCTTGTTCTACTACCTCACCGAGCGACTTAGGATTCATCATCAACTGATTAGAGTAGCTGAGGATATCTTTCCTCAAAATTTCCATTGCTGTCAAGATTGGAACTTTGCGCTCATTCTCGGCACCAGCCTTATTGACGTAGGTGTCTGTTACTGGATAACCCATGTCAGCATAATCTTGAGCAAGTTTCTGATACTGGTATAACATACCTGCAAAAATGTCAATGATCATTTCGAACTCTTTACGATAAGTTCCCAAGTCTTTCATCTGCTTGACCACTTTTGACTTAATCGACTTTGCTGTAATTGGTTTAGCCAAAAACTACCTCCTTTCGTCAAAATCGCTTAGTTTTTACCCCCTTTTTGTTTGAAGGTCCCCGACTTGGAAAAAGTTCCCTTCACCGGTACCCTACTGGCCAAAATGATTTTTCAAAAAGAGGGGGGATTAAAAATTTTCATTTTTCATTTTTGAAAAAATTTAAAAATTCTTTTTTCTTTTTTTCTGCCAATACAATCCTTGGTTGATTACTCTATCGTTCACTCTATCATGAAACGTATTATGTTTCTTATTCGTCAATGGCAAGCAATTCCATTCAACAAATTCAAGCTCAGGATATTCAGACACAGGAAAGATATGATGTACCATTTCTGCTTGAACAGAAATTCCGTAACGCAAACTTTCTTGGCAAAGATAATCATGCTTACGCATTATCCTATCACGGAACTTCTCCCACTTCTTAGATTTCAAGGATGGTCTGATAGGTTTGTTATGCATCTCAAACCTCCTTTCTCAATGCTAAAAGGGACAGGCCTTTGACCTATCCCCTCCTCATACAAGAAATCTATGCTACCATAATAAACCTTTTTTTGTGAGACTTCAAGATGTCTTTTGTCTCATTCTGATTCTTTAAAAAAATTATTCCATTTTACTAGTATGGCTGTTAACGGTATATGCATTCCATTTACAAATGCTGTTTGAGTATATCCAACAATTTCAAAGCCAACTTCAGGATTGGCATCAATATCTTTATTTAATTTCTCGAAGGCCTTTTCTCCAAGAAAATCATCACAGTATTCTTTTACCATTTTTCACCTCTTGTAACTATACCAATTTTATCCCTCACTTTCACATATCTTATATTTTGTTAAACTCACTCTGAATCTCAAACCCTTACTAAGCATGGGTTTTGAAGAGTTTCATTTTTTTAGTTTATGCTTAACTCATTATGTGAAAGTAATATCTAAAAAATTAAATGACAAAGTTCCGTAGTGCGTCATCAAGCTCTGCTTGCTCTATCCCTATGTATCTCAGGGTGATTGCAGGTGATGAGTGATTGAACATTTTCTGTAATGTTCCTACGTCCTTTGTCTTGTTGTAATATTTATAGCCGAATGTCTTGCGCATTGTATGTGTGCCAACATTATCAATGCCAAGTTCTTCAGCTGCTTCATGTATGATTTGATAGGCTCGCTCACGAGTGATCGCTTTATTCTGACCTTGCCTACTCTTGAATAAGAAATGATGAAATGGTTTGCCTTCAACATATCTCCTCATTTCTTTCTTGAGTTCTTTTGTCATCCGTCTTGTTATCTGCTTGCCAGTCTTCCGTTCTCTCAGTTTGATGTGCCAACCTTGAACATCTTTAACTTTCAAGGTAAGTATATCTCCGACTCGTAAGCCAGTATTCAGGCCTGTGATGAATAGCATATAATACATCTCATTCCATTCTCTGAGATAATCTTTCATAGCTTGAATATCATCATTGTCTTTTATCGGTGATACAAATTCCATAACTGCCTCCTTTCTACAAAACAAAAAGCCAGCATTTGCTGACTCTTGACGATACTTCTGTTGGACAACTTTTTGACTAGAATTAAGGATGACTCCTCAAGTGTGATGTGTGTTTTTGTTTCAGAAGTTCATGCTATCATAATAGACCTTTTTTTGTGAGACTTCAAGATGTCTTTTGTCTCAATCTTATTTACAACTCACCTTTCAGTATAGCGTACTGTTCTAAGATAATCCTTCTACGTCGATAGATTGTAGCTTTGCTCATGAATTTCTGTTCTGCTATTTCTTCCCATCTCAGTTGAGGATATCTCCAGCGCAGATTAAAGATTTCCTTATCTTCATCAACTAGATTGATCAAGAGTTTGTTAATAATAGCTTTGAACCCTTCGAGAAATTTTAAGGTTGGATCATCTGCGATTCTGACTGCGATAGTTTCGGTAGGTTTGCTTATTCCTACGCTAGGACCACTCTGAGCATCTGGGTTTCGAGTTTCTAATTCTAGCCTTCTTAAGTCTATTGTACGTTGAATGTTTTGAAATTTGAAAAGTTCTCTGTCTAGTGTTTTGAGGTCTTCGTCGCTCAATTTTTTCAATTTCCACCTCCAAGTTTTTAAAAAATGTAAACAAGTTATCAAATATTTGAGATAAAGCCTTGCGAATATTAGAAACTGACTGGTTAATCATTTTAGTTATAGCTTCAATTTCTTCCGGACTTAATTTCTGTAGTTGTTTGTATAATTCTTCTTGCTTTTCTTGTATCTGCCGTTTAGCTATCTTCTTCTTAATTCTTTTGTTCATTGACTTTTATTTCCTTTCTTGGATCTCAATCCCAAAATCGGATATCTATTCCTACTTGTCTTCGTTCCATAAAATCTAACTGTTTGTTCAGTAATACCAAGTTCTTTACTAAACCGTAACATATACTTGATTGCGTTGCCCCAAAAGAAAGCAGACGCTCCGAAAAGATTTCCAACGAAGTTATGCACAACATCGATAGCCTCAAGACCGTTTGCACCTTGGTAGTGGCTTGGTTTGTTTATATTGTCAATTATTTCTGGGTTCATTATTTATCCTCCAAAAACACTAGATTTTCGTAGATGTTGCCGATGATTTCAAACCCAAAGTCTTTATCCTTTACCAATTCAGCGAACGAAAGATGTTCATCTTCCATATAAATGAATAGAGATGATTCTGGGTATCTAGTTTTACCGAATTCAAAACAAGCTTCACCTTTCACCACTTCAACGTAATTAACACCTTCGACCGAGCCATCTACATAGCCCTCGTGACAATATTCATTCCACTCGTCATTAAATTTTAAAATATCCCCCTCAAAGATTTCCTTGCCATTTTTATCCAAAATCCCTGTTGACTGCATGAGTTCGATTTCATCAGGATAAGCTGTAATGCAATCATTCATTAAAGCATCGTTTAACTCAAATTCTTCAATCTCGCTATCCTGAAAAAACATACATTTGACTGACATCAGTCTACCTAATTCATAATGCCACACTCTAAATTTCGGTATCGTGCCAAATCCTCCTTCTGTTCATCCCCCTAAATTGCTAAATGCGACTTCCCATCTATAATCACCATACTTCAATACAATGTCTTTTAAAATTTTCCCTTTTGAAATTTCGATTTCTTGAGTGAATTCCAAGCCCTGTTCAAATGTGAAGATTTTAATGTCAACATTAAATTTTTCAGAGATTTCTATGTAATTGTCTGAGATAGCGCGCCATGCCTGCGTAAAATTATTAAGCTCGATGATAAGAAAATCATCATCAAGATGAATTTCAAAACTTTCACCGTCGATAAAAGCACGTTTTGTGCCATTGATGTAAAAATAAGAGTTTGATGAAGTGAAAATGATTAGCTCACCATCTGTATCTTCTTCGATTGTGACATCACCAGCAACTTCAAACATATATTTCAAAGCCGATTTAATATTTTCTGCATGTCCTCTTAGTTTAATTGTTCCTTCTGCAAAATTTGGCATCTTTATTCTCCATAATCCTCCTCTTTGACAAACTAGCCATCAATCCAACGACCCTACCGTTTTCTAAATCACGGTCAATAAACCATTGTTTGACTTTCTCTATTGTGTTCATGATAACTCCTTTGCTATTGCTGCTATGACATTAACTGTCACGCTATTTCCTGCTTGTTTATATAATTGACTGTTAGAGTTGACCTCCTGCGCCTTATCAAAAGCCCAATCAGGAAAACCTTGTAACCTCCAGCATTCTTT